GTATTACCACTGGTATTTATATCTTGAAATATAAACACTGTATCGTTGGAGCCACGACCTACAATACACTCTCCACTTTGTTTAAACTGAAACCCATCTTGCGTTGAAACCTCAGCAAGTTTCCCTATGAAAAATTCTCCAGCAGCATTAAGTCTCATCCTCTGAGTTACACCAGTATTACCCGCATTCGTGCTAAATATTAGACTACCGGGAACATCATTATTACCGGGAGTACCATCTATTTTTCCTTGTATCGATGCTGCTTCGTGAAATCCATTACCATCGTTTCCATGAAAACTTAAAATACCACAAATATCATTATTTTGAAGAACTGTGTGGTTACCTACAGTAGCATTACGGGATTTGCCTAGTATAACTTGAGGTGCGGATGCATTAGCAGAATACCTGTGAACCATTGCTGACGCCGATGCATTATTTGCACCAACTTGTAGCCTTCCTTGTACACCATCGGAATTGGTAGAGGCGGTTTGTCCTATCAACCACCGCAGCGACCCATCAAGCCTAACACCTTCTGCGTTGCCAGTGCCAAATGCTAATTGATCGGCTGCGGGAAAGAACATACCTGTATCAGTATCACCTGTGTTTGAAATTGCTGGCGCACCAGCAGTACCATCTCTAAACAAAGATACTCCAGTAACAGTTAAGTCACTTGTAATAGTAGCATTACCAGCAATAGTAGTTAAAGAAGCATTACCACTACCAATATTTACATCTAACTCATCTTCAGCATTGCCATCTATTATCTCAAAACCCTTTTGCATTTCTGCATCGTGGGTAGCAACTTCTATTATAAACTTGCCGCCTTCTCCACCAGCGGTAGGCGAAGCAATTTGAGTAACAATGTTAGCGTAACGTGTTTCATTTCCACCAGCATCTTGACCAGTAAAATCTATTAAACCTATAAAATCATCAGCAGCAGGGTTTGCACTATTTCTCTGTAACTTTAATCTTGGGCCAGAGTTTTCATCAGCATCAGTAGAAATAAGAGTTAAGTTATACCCGTTATCATCAATAGTAATTGTAGAGTCTGCATTACTGGCAAACCCACCGTTAAACACAGTCGCAGCCGTGGTAGTAAGAGTTCCTGTAATTAATGCATCATCACCTACTGCTAGATCGTCTGAGATAGTAGCTGACGTAGTGTTTACACTTACAGCCTGTGTGCCTATATATCCTGCCATTAGCTGTCAATCTCCATATAGCTCATTATCACCGAAACTTTATCTGCAACGGAACAGTCAATCTTAATAACGTCACCTGCGTTAGCTACAATCTTACCGTCAAGGACAGACAATGTAGCACCTACTGGTACTGCTGCGTCTTTGATTATGTGTGCTGTAGTGTTTGCTGTTTGAGAAGCCTGTGTAACTGCACTGACTAAAGTAACAGAAGCAGTAACTTGTGCCGTATGTACGTTAGCCAGTGTTAGTCCTAAGATAACTATCCTTGTACCACTTTGCACAGTATATAATGCTTCAGGTGTACCAGCGGAAGCTGGCATAAAGTCGTGTGTAATCGAAAGAAATGTATTAGCCATTTGTTTTTCCTATGTTATCCTAAGGCAATCGCTAGTGCCGTGGCTTCATCTATTGCAGCCGCAAGTGTTGCTAGTGTACCTGTAGCAGCAGGTAAAGTCAAGGTCACATCGGCTGTGGATGCTGGCCCTATTAGTTTTACTGAGTTATTACCACCGCCTGAAGCTTCAAAGAATGATACAAATCCAGCAGAGGTGCTTCCATTCTTTACAGACAAACCTGTCTCAGCTACTGGAATACCTGTAAAGGTAGCTATTCCGTCTACTTGCAATGAGGACGCCATATCTACTGCGCCATCTATATCTACAACATCTAAGTTAGAAGTACCTGCAACATCAATAGCACCACTAATATCTAATGTAGCTGCATCTAACTCACCAGTTATGGTAAGGTTACGAATACCTGTGTAGTCTTTACTTGAGTCTAGTATGACAGCCTTAGATGCAATAGCTGTACCCACTGCAGTATTACCTAAGTCTAGTGCGTTGATTTCACCTACTACTACAGTAGCCCCGTCTAATATATTTAACTCTTCTGGGGTACTTAAAACTGCTGTGTTGCTTGCTGCAGCTAGTACAGGTATAGTACCTGATTGATTAGGTAAATTAATGGTTCTGTCTGCTGTTGGGTCTACAATAGTAAGGGTAGTCTCATGGGCATCTGCAGTCGCACCCTCAAAGATAATTGCATTGGCTGCTTCCATCGTAACAGTATCAACTGTAGTAGTTGTACCTGCGACAGTTAGATTAGGAACAAGTAGTTGACCTGTACTTGGGTTGTACCGTAATGCACCTGTATCGTCTAATAGTGCATTTGATTCGTCATGAAATATAATAGGAAAGTTTGTGTTTGCATTACTATCAGAAACTGTAACAGTACCAGCCGTACCTGAAAAACCAGCAGAAGTAACTGTACCAAGGGTAGCACCATCATCCTTAAAGGTAATAGTACCTCCATCTGCATTAATTTCTATGTTACCTGCTACGTCTAGTATAAAGTCATCAGTAGCTGTAAGTGTATCTGCATCAAGGGTCATCTCATCTACGACTACACCAGCGTTAGCTGTGACTACGCCTGTCACACCAAGTGTAGTACCTACAAATAACTTCTTAGCTATACCAACACCACCATCAACAATCAAAGCACCTGAAGTTGAGCTAGTTGAGTCAGTAGCAAGATTTAAATTAACAGCACCACTTGTATCAAGGGATGTTACAGTTGCAGCAGCAGCGGTTCCCGACCCAAGAATACCGTCTAATGTACCAGTAAATCCAGTAGCTGTTATTTGATCAGTTGCAGTAATACCATCAACAAACAAGTTAGCCCAACGAACACTGGTTGTACCAAGGTCATCAGTACTGTCTGTATCAGAAACAATGTTTGAACCACTTGTAATTCCACCCGTTGCTACCTGTGTAGCTGTTGTAGTTAAGACGCCAGTTACTAAGGCAGTGGTAGCTATATTTACAGCCCCATCAATATCAACAACATCTAAGTTTGTAACGCCGTCTACGTCAATATCGCCAGAGATGTCTAAGGCTGTACCTATTAATGTTTGTGTTAGTGTTACCTGACCATTAGCAGCAATAGTAATAGCATCTACATCAGATGCAGAACCAATAGTCTTACCGTCACCGATAATAATATCATCCGTAAATGTAGCAATACCTGTAACTGCAAGTGTAGATGCCATGTCAACAGCACCGTCAATGTCTACTACATCAAGGTTAGTTACACCATCAATATCTACGTTACCTGATATATCTAAGCTTGCAGCAATTATTTCTCCGCTAGCATTTACAGCACCATTAATATCAATAGTTGTAGCTGCTATTTGTATTTCAGTGTCAGCTACAATATCTAGCTGCCCGTCTGCACTAGAGTTAATAAACAAACCAGTGTCACGAAACTGTATCTTTTTATTTGTAGCTACCAGTGTATCATCAGATATGTTATCTATAGAGGCGGTATCAATATTTGCTGTGCCATCAATAAATAAGTTACGCCACTCTTGACTTGCAGAACCAAGGTCATACGTATCATCATCGTCAGGTATAATGCTTGAGTCAACGTCTGCAGCAAACACAACGTTGTCAGTTGCAGCGTCACCAAGAGTAATTGTACCACCATTAAAAGTAGTAGTACCTGTAACTACAAGATTACCACCTATATCTAAGTTACCTGAAATGTCTGCAGCACCATCAATATTAATAGTAGTGGCTACAAGGTGTATTTCTGTAGCTGCTACAAGATCAATATTTCCAGCACTGGCTGAATGAATATAATTAGAAGTATTAGTAAACTGTATCTTTTCAGTAGTAGCCATAAGTATGTCATCAGAAAACTCAAAGTAGTCTTCATCTTCCATCCATTTAAATGTGCCATCATTAGTGCCACCATTAAATATAAAACTAATATCCCCTGCATTTGTACCAAAAGTAAGCGTATCGCCTAAAAAGGTAGTAAGGGGTCCACCCTCACCAGCAGTACCATCGTGAGTGTGGCCTGTACTAGAAGCAAAAGCAGCTAAAAGTTGATCGTATTCATTATTAAACAAATCAGCGGTAATAACATCGCCGTCAGTAAAAGATGATTGTCTTGTGTATGTAGCGCCCATTTAACGTCTTGCTCCTAATGTGTATTCTAACTGAAAACCTTTAAGTGAATAAGGTGCAGACTCACCTCCATCATTTATTCTTAACACAACAGAAAAACCTGAACCTTCTACAGACTGTCTTACAAGAGGTTGTGAAGGTCCACCTAAAACAAATCTAACAGGACTACCTGCAGTACTAAATATAGCAGTACCGAACTGTGCAGCTACAAGAGAAGAATCTAAAGAATAAGGAGCAGGTCTAGTAGAGTTTGCATCTTCGTTGTCGTATCTCACTACTAATTCTGCATCAATAGCAGACTCAGGTTTATAGTTAATAATAACTTTTTGCATATGCTTTCGGATACCTGTATCTCCGAAAGGTAAGTCAGGACTTCTATATCTTCCTAGTATAGGTACACCATCAAAGGTATTACCTTTTTCTTGCCTGTGAATAAAACCAGTAAAATCACCATGTAAAACAAGTACATCCCCAGCTCTTACAAAAGTATCTGTAGAGGTAGGTTTTATTCCACGCATTTCAGAAAATTCAAAACCACTTTCTTTTTGAACACAAATAATACCACGGGTAATACCGTCTGATTGTCCATCTTTAGTAAAAAATATTCTGTATTGTGTTTTGTCTGCAATAACAACACTTTCAAATAGTGCAGAGTCTTTAATGTTCTTATCAAAAATACCTTGTACACTTTTACTTATTGTACCTAGTTCAACATCACCAATTTTTGCAGTAGCAGCAACTGTTCTTAAACCATCTGGACCAAGAAATATTAAATCCCCTCCAAATTCCTGTATAGTATCACCATTAATGCAACCAATACTTCTTGTAACAGGTGCAATAACAAAGTCAGCTAAAGTATTACCAGTAAGTTTAAATATTCTATTCTCACAAAATATAAATAAAGCTTCACGAAAAACTTTTAATCCTGTGATAGTATCATCTACTCTAATACTACCTGCACCGTTACCTGCTTGAAAACCATCCTCATTAAAAGGTTCACTAAATACTAGTTCCTCTGGTGTAGTAGACTTGCCGGCATAAAACATATGTGACTTATAAGAAGCTACAAATTTAGAACCTGCAACTGCACTTTCACTTACGTCAGTAGCACTAATAGCCAAGTTAAAAATTACAGGGGCGTTTGTTTCGTCCACAAAAATAATTTTTTCATTACCATCATAGTTAAATCGTTCTTTTCTGTATTTTACAGCATTAGTTCTACCTGTGTCTACCTCTGTCCAATCAGAAGAAACAGATATATTAATAACATGTGTAGCAGCTGTAGTACCTGATGTAGATCTTGTTACACCTGTAAACTCATTAGGAGTTGAAGTAGAAGAAACACCTGTGTAAGTAAATATTTCATTAACTATTTGTAAATTACCACTTGTTGGAAAACCTAAAACAGAATCTACTTTAATTATTCCAGATCCTGTCATAGATGAACTTGCACCTATTGCAAGAGCTAACTCAGTAGAAGCTCCAGAAAATATTTTTTCCCCTCTACATGCTAATACTTTATTTCCAAAAGTAGCAACACCAATTATTTTTTCAGCTGCAGAAGAAGTTTGTGGAACTATATGATTAATAAATTTACGATAGCCATTTATTCTTCTGTACCCACCTTCAACGTCAGGTTCAAAGTTCTCTAGTACTAAAGCTTCACCTGGTTGCATAAGAAAAGTAGAACGGTTTAAAATTAAACCGCCATCACAATTAAATGCTACTGGTTGTACTTGAGAACTATCGGGCATTAAAAAGATACCCCAGAGTTAGAACTCGTAGGCCTATTTATAACTGTAGATCTAATGTAATCAAATTTATTAATTAACAAGCTTTGGATATTTTTAATACCCTCCTCAAAACGTTGAAAGTTAATTGAGTATTGCTGCATCTCACCCCTGTACTGATACAAAAATGCAGTGGCACCATCTGTAATTACAGGTTTAAATCTATCTGGTATAGTAGTAGTGCTATCATGTGCAGTTAAATCATTAGGAAATGTAAAGTAATCATACAATAATGTGTATTCTTTATCAGGGTAAGGATATAGTAAATAGTTGTTATCAAGGGTACGTACAATATATTGTGGCATACCTCCATTATCAAACTGTGTAACTGCTACACCAGTAGCGTAAGCAGCAGCAGTAGTACCACTGTCAGCTCTTGTACAGCCTGTAAGAGTATTACCAGAAATAGCAGTGTAAGAAATTAACTCACTGCCCACATAGACACTACCTGAGGCTGAGAAACCTACAGATGAAACAAGTGTTAACGTAGTTACAGAATCTGTATGAGAACCATCTAATGTTGTAGACTCAACTTCATCTTCTTGGCTTGCAAATTCTTTACTTATGTATTCGTTATAATTAAGCTTTCTTAAATTAATACCTGCAGAACTAATACTATCATCTTTTTTTA